TGGTGATGTAACTCTTACTGGAACTCAAACTTTAACAAACAAAACTTTAACTAGTCCTAAAATCGGAACATCTATTTTAGACACTAACGGAAACGAATTATTTTTATTAACTGCTACAAGTTCTGCAGTTAACGAATTAACATACGCTAACGCAGCTACTGGTAACAACCCTAGCTTTACAGCGTCTGGTGAAACTAACGTAGGTATAAACTTAGTTCCAAAAGGATCAGGTGTTTTACAAGGAAATGGTTCAGCATTAAAAATTGCTGGTAAAGAAACTATGTGGATACCAGCTCAAGCAATGTACGGACCAACAACTAATCCTGCAGATGCAGCTCAAGTAGAAACAACAGCTACAAGACCAGATTTAAAAGTGTTTGATTTTGATGCTAGTACAAAACAATATACACAATTTACAGTGGCCATGCCTAAATCATGGAACGAAGGAACTGTAACTTATCAAGTTTATTGGTCTCCAAGTACAACTAACACAGGTAACTGTGTATTTGGTTTACAAGCAGTAGCATGTGCCGATGGTGATACTATTGATGTTGTATACGGAACAAATCAAGATGTTACAGATGCAGGTATAGGAACAGTCGAAGACCAACAAATTTCAGCTGAAAGTAGTGCTATGACAGTTGCGGGTTCTCCTGCAGCAGGCGAACAAACTTATTTTCAATTATATAGAGACGCAGCAGCTGGTGGAGATACTTTTACTGGAGAAGCAAGAGTTCTAGGAGTAAAAATATTCTATACTACTGACGCAGCTAACGACGCATAAGGAGTAGGATATGAGAAAAATTAGAAACCTTCTGCCATCAGAAGGAAAAAGTTCAAAGAATACGCAATCAAGAAAAGGTAAATCATTTGGTTACCAGATTTTAGGATTTGGTGGTGGCTCAGGTGCCCCTACTTTAGATTTTGATTATTTAATCGTCGGTGGCGGCGGTGGCGGAGCTGGATCACAAGCTGGAGGAGCTGGAGCGGGAGGTTTTAGAACTTCTTATCCAGGAGGAACAAAAATAGCTTTAGAATCTGGAGCAGCCATTGATATTGGAGCTGGAGGAGCTGGCGGACCTGTAGATAATAAAGGGGCTGAAGGCGGTCCTACAAGTATTGGTGGAGATGTTATATTAACAACAGGTGGCGGCGGAGGCGGTCAACCAACTGGAGATTCATCAAATGCAAATGCAGCAGGCGCTGGAGGATCTGGCGGCGGAGGCGGATATTTACAAGGATACGCTGGTCAAGGAAACTCTGGTGGTTTTAGTCCATCAGAAGGAAATCCAGGCGGTGGAACAGGACCTTTTGGAGGAGCATCACCATGGCCACAATTCAATTGTTGTGGAGGCGGAGGAGCATCGCAACAAGGACAAGTTGGTTCTAGCGAATCTGGTAATGGAGGAAACGGAACTGCAAATTCAATTACAGGATCGTCTGTTACACGAGGCGGCGGCGGTGGCGGCGGAGCTTATTTCGGACATGGAAGTGGTGCACCCGGAGGATCGGGTGGTGGAGGCCAAGGAAGAAACGGTCAAAACGGAGCTGCAGGCGGCGGAACTAATGGTCAAGGCGGCGGCGGAGGAGGATCTGGCGGAGGACCAGGAATACCAATGTACGCTGGCGGCGGTGGCGGAGACGGAATTGTTATTTTAAGAATTGCATCAGCAGATGCACCAGGTGATTTATCAGTTGCTCCCGGAACAAATTCAATAGCTACAGATGGTAGTGATAAAGTTTTAACTTTTACAGTGGATGGAACGGTATCTTTCTAATGGCTTATTTTGCAAAAATAAAAAATGAAGCGAATGGAATCGTTTTAAAAGTATCAGTAGTTGATGATGCAGAAGCGTCAACAGAAGAAGCTGGAATTGCACATTTAAAAAATTTACATGGTCAAGATACAATTTGGGTTCAAACAGCTAAAGATGGTAGTATAAGAAAAAACTATGCTAGTGCAGGTTACACTTATGATTCTACAAGAGATGCATTTATACCACCTAAACCACATAGCTCTTGGACTTTAAACGAAGAAACTTGTTTGTGGCAAGCACCTATAGCTAAACCAAATGTTATAGAAGTTAATGAAAAAAGACTCGCTTTAGAAGTATGGAGTGAAGAATTACAAACTTGGAAAGCGTATGCAGCCGACGACCAAACTGAGTTTGTTTGGAATACTAGCTCTAACGTTTACGAAGCTTCTTAAGACTTGTTTAAGATATAATCTCTGATATAATATGCGCCATACAGCATATGAAATTATATGATAAAGAAATAAAAATACCTACACAAATTTTAGTGGCTGAATGTAAAGACACAAAATTAATTAATGATTTAATTAAAGAAGTTCGTTTTAACATGCAGTTTAAAAAAGACATGCCTGCTGTAACAGCAGAAAGCACCCCTTACGAATCTTTAGTCAACAGTAAAAATTTATTAAAATTTATTGAAGTAAATGCTAAAGCATTTAAAAAATATTATCCTGGTTTTGCTTTTAAAATTGTGGATGCTTGGGGTAACATATATAAAAACAATAATCATTATTGTAAGATCCATAACCATTATGGGTCTACTGGATTTTCTGCTATTATATTTTTAACCGATGGTCCTGGACCAGGAACTTATTTTAAAGAATATGATTTATTGATAAAAGAAAGAAAAGGAAGATTTATTTTATTTCACCCTTTAATTAACCATGAAGTTAAAAATTATAACTATAAAAAAGAAAGAATTACTATTGCTTTTAATTGTAACGCAGTATCAAGTTATGAACCCTCGGTATTAAATTTATGCTAAATAAAAATAGATTTTGGTATTTCGATAGAGTTTTAACAAACAAGTTTTGTGATGAGATTATTAAAACAGGTCTTGCAAAAGAAAAACAAATAGCTATTACCGGACAATCCAAAAAATCAAATAAAAAACAATCTAAAAAAATTAGAAACTCACATATAGTTTGGCTTAACAATGAATGGATTTATAGAGAGATACATCCTTATATTCATAGAGCAAATCAAAACGCAGGTTGGAATTTTGAATGGGATTGGAGTGAGTCAGCTCAATTTACAATTTATGATAAAAAACAACACTATGATTGGCACAGGGATGCTTGGGATGAGCCGTATAATAGACCCAATCAAATAAATATACATAATAAAACTAGAAAACTTTCTGCAATAATTTCTTTAACTGATCCCAAAGAATATAAGGGTGGAGATTTATTTTTTGATTTTGAACATGTTTATGGAAAAAAACGTCCTTTTAAATTTAAAGGAATTAAACCTCAAGGAAGCATAGTAGTATTTCCTTCAGATACGTGGCATAAAGTATCTCCTGTAACTAAAGGAAATAGGTATAGTTTGGTTATGTGGTGTTTAGGAAAACCTTTTAAATAATGAAAGTATCTATTGTTGATAATTTTTTTGATGATTTTTCTAAAGTAGAATCTTATATGAAAAATACAAAGCTATATAAATACAAAGATCACCCAGAATCTGTTGTAAATACAAATGAGTTTTGGATAGGAAGAAGAAGTTTGTTATTACATAAATCTAATCAAGATTTTTTTAATCTTTTTTGGGAAACTTTTTCTAAAAAATTTAATAATTTTTCTAATCAACCTTTAAATCTTTACAGTTATTTACATTTAAGATTAAAACAAGATGGAAAAGAATGGATTCATAAAGATGATGCTGACTATTCTTTACTAGTTTATTTATCTAAAACTAATTTTAAATCTGGGACTATTCTTTATGATGAAGATGAAAATGAAATTTTAAACGTAAAATATATTCAAAACAGAGCTTTTTTATTTAGTTCAAATTATAAACATAAATCAGCTGGTAATTTTGGAAACAATAAAAACAATGGGAGATATACCTATAATGCCTGGTTCAGATTTCAAAGTAATAGATAATTTTTTAAATAAAAAAGATTTTAAAAAAATACAAGAACATATGATGTCTCAAAACTTTCCTTGGTATTATACACCTAATGTTACTTTTGTAGATGAACCAAAAACAGATAAATATTATTTTACACATTTGTTTTATTATAACGATAGGCCTTTAAGTCCCTCTATTGATATATTGCAACCTTTGTTTAAGAAAATGGATGTTATTTCTTTATATAGAGTTAAAGGAAATTTTTATCCTAATGTGGGTAAGCATTCTGAAAATAAACCTCATATAGATTTTTCTTTTAAACACAAAGGTGCTATTTTTTATATTAATACTAACAATGGATATACTCTTTTAAACAAAGGTAAAACAAAAATAGAAAGTATAGAAAATAGAATTTTATTTTTTGATTCTACTAAAACACATAATAGCACCCATTGCACAGATGATCATGCACGAGTTAATATAAACATAAATTATTTTTAATAATGAGATATAAAACAAAAGATAACTTGTTAACTAAAAAACAACATGATTTGTTACATCAGACTTTAGTTTGTAATACTTTCCCTTGGTATTATAATGACAGTATAATAGCTGAAGGTGATGATTATTATCATTTTAATCATTTGTTTTATAAAGACGGACAATCCAACTCAGCGTATATTAAAATAGTTGAACCGTTGCTTAAAAAAATAAAATTTAAAAAATTACTAAACGTTAGATCTAATTTATTTTTAAGAGACCATGTAAATACTGTTTATCCTAAACACAAAGACTATGAGTATAAACATAAAGTGTTATTGTATTATGTTAATTCTACTAATGGAGGAACTTTATTAGATGAAAAAGTAACAATAAAATGTAAAAAAAATAGAGGTCTATTTATGAATGGTGATATATGGCATTCACCAATTACTCAGACTAATACTAAATATAGAGTTGTTGTTAACATAGGTTATATAGAATGAATTACGTTGTAATAGAAAAAGCTATTAGCGAAGACTTAACAAATTTTTTATTTAATTATTTAAAACTTAAACAAAAAGTTTTAAGAACCATGGTAGATTCTAATTATATTTCTGAGTTTAATGTAGACTTTGGAAGATTTGGTGATGGTCAAGTGCCAGATCAATATTGTATTTTTGGAGATCCAGCTTTTGACTCATTGTTAGATTTAATTAAACCTAAACTTGAAAAAAAATTTAACACAAAATTATACTCTACTTATTCTTATTGTAGACTATACGAAAAAGGTAGTGAACTACCAAGACACAAAGATAGAATAAGTTGTTCTTTTTCAACAACATTAAATTTAGGGGGAGATGTATGGCCAATATATTTAGACCCTAATTATAAAAATGGTAAACACAACAAAGATTACACTGTTTATAAACCAGGAAATAAAAAGGGTAAAAAAATAAAATTAAATCCAGGGGACATGTTGGTTTATAAAGGAGATAAATTAGAACATTGGAGAGAACCTTTTACAGGAAAAATGTGTGGTCAAGTTTTTTTACATTATGTAGATAAGTCATTAAAAAAATTTATTAATGACACAAGACCTCATTTAGGATTGCCTCCTCATTTTACTAATAAAGATTAATCTTCTAACGCTCTTTTTTTTATAAGGTATTTAAGCTTAGCTATTTCTTTTGCTTGTTCTTCTTGGAGTTTTAATAACTTTTCTATGTTGTGTTTTAACAATTCATTTTGTTCTAGAAGATCTTTGTTTCTCATTACTTCACTTCTTTTAACCCCTAACTCTTCGTCTAAGGTTCTTTCTAATTCAATTATTTTTTTATCTTTATCGTCCATAATTATTTATAAAAGAGCTATGTTAAAAGCAATAGAAATTCTTTCTTGTGTTTTATTTAAATTAGGTCTTACAAAATGTTCTAACCAAGAAGGAAACAATAAAAGTTGTCCTTCTTTAGGAACAAAATTATATAATCCAGAATTATATTCTATGTTTTCTGTAAGTTTATTTTTACTCCAATCATATTCTATGCACGGAGAAGGATGTCTAAAAACAAGGTTTCCACAATTTTTAGGTGCTTTTAAATAATATACTCCAGATATCATTGTGTATTGGTGTATATGTAAATCGTTGTGATCCCTATAGTTATTTATGTTAGCCCACAGATTAGATATAGAATATCTACCATGTTTAAATTTGCAGTTTTTTGAGAACTCAATAGATGCTTCAATAATGTGTTTAGTCAGTGGTTTAAAAATTTCTAATTTGGGATCTAAGTTTCCACTTTGCCAGCCTCCGGCATTACTTACGACTCTACCAGGATCCTGTTTTTGAATTTGTTTAAGAGCCTTAATTATTTTTTTATTGTTAATTTTTATATCCAACTCTAAAGCTGGAGCTGCAAAAATGGTATTATAAAATTTCATATCTATATCTTTTATCTATATTTACCATATAAATAGTTTAATTTCAATATTTGAAATAAAAGTAAGAATATAATATAGTGCTATTAAAAATTTTAAAACCTTATATGGTGTGAAGTATGCTACAAAAATTAGGATTTGCTCCAGGATTTAATAAACAAGTCACAGAAACCGGCGCTGAAGGGCAGTGGTTTGATGGTGACAACGTTAGATTTAGATATGGTACCCCAGAAAAAATAGGTGGTTGGAGCCAATTAGGTCAGGATAAACTTACAGGTGCGGCAAGAGCTATACACCATTGGGATAACAACGCAGGGATTAAATACGCTGCTATTGGTACTAATAAGATTTTATACGTATATTCTGGTGGAACATATTACGACATTCACCCAATTAGAGAAACTTTAACAGGAGCTAAATTTACAAGCACATCTTCATCAAAAGTACTTACTGTTACTTGTACTGGAGCGCATGGTTTATTAGAAGATGACATTGTTTTGTTTGATAGTGTGACTGGTGTGACTGGGTCATCTACATACACTGACGCTACTTTTGAAGATATAAAATATATGGTTACCTCTGTACCAACTGCTACAACTTTTACAATTACCGCAGAAAGCACAGAATCAGGAACGCCGTTAACTACAAGTGATGGTAACAGCACTTCTGTTTTATGTTATTATAACGTAGGACCTTCTCAACAATTAGGTGGCTTTGGTTGGGGCACAGCATTATGGGGCGGTACAGCTAATGGACCAGCAACCTCTACATTATCAACAACGCTTCCAGACGATGCTACTACGACTGTAGTATTAGCAAACACTTCAGCGTTTCCTTCTTCAGGAGAAATTAGAATTGGATCAGAGGATATAAGTTTTACAAACAATGACACGGGAACAGGGACCTTAAGTGGAGGAGCCCGAGCAGTTAATGGAACTACAAGAGCAGCCCATACTGCTGGAGCAACAGTAACTAACATATCAGAATTTGTTGCATGGGGAGAGGCTTCTTCTTCTGACTTTACAATTGATCCAGGTTTATGGATTTTAGATAACTATGGAACAAAATTAATTGCTCTTATATATAATGGCGCATGTTTTGAATGGGATGCTTCTCCTTCAAACGCAACAGCAATTAGAGCAACAATATTACCCAACGCACCGACAGCATCACGTCACGTGTTAGTATCTACACCAGACAGACACTTAGTATTTTTTGGAACAGAAACAACAGTAGGATCAAGCACTACACAAGACGATATGTTTATAAGATTTTCTTCTCAAGAAAGTATTGACCAAACAGATTCTTATACTGTTAGAGCAAACAATACCGCTGGCACACAAAGATTAGCTGATGGTTCCAGAATTATGGGAGCTATCAAAGGTAGAGATGCAATTTACGGTTGGACTGATACTGCATTATTTTTGATGAAGTTTGTAGGACAACCATTTACCTTTTCATTTGAACAAGTAGGAACTAACTGCGGGTTGTTAGGCAAAAATTCATGTATTGA